CCCAGCATTCCGGACAAACCTTTATTTGGAAAAGCTTTGTCTTAATAATTTCTTTTTTCAATTCCTTGAGCATATACCGCTGCCCACAACGGTCACACTCCGCAATTGAAAACTTACCGGATGCGTATTGTGTAGCCATACATCACCAAAACATCTGTCTTGGAGCCAATCTTAACGAGGCTTTTTCTCTATCCTCACCAGCCATCATGTTGAACTGTTCTTCATACTGGGCTTTTAAGTCTTGGCTTCTTGCCATTGCATCCGTTACTTTAACCGATAGGTAATACGTCAATCCAGCAATCAGTGCAGGTAAAGCACGGAATGGAATATCTTGCATACTAGAGCCACCGCCAGCATCTTGAATCCTCCGCAGCCTCCAATAAACAAAGGTGTACCCACCTGCGGCACTGGAGGTAGGCCAGATGTTAATGCTTACAGTGTTCACAACAGTCAAGAAAGAACCCGATGCTTGCGAGGCAGCAGTCGTTCCATTCTGACCACGAGAACATAGATTCAGTACATTGTTCTCAATGTTGTTATAACCAATCTGTTCGCCATTGATGGTTACAAACCCAGATGCAGCTAACCCAGTAGCGTTGTTAACCGTAATGGACGTTGCCGTTGCGGTAATAGCACCCACTGTTTGGATTGCTGTTTGGTTGTTTTGTGCAGTTTGGCGGTTGATCCACACTTGGATCGGGCGACCTTGGGCCAACTTATTAGGAATCGTTGAATACATCGTCTCTGAAATGCGAGTGATGTTAATGTCCTGTTGGTTTGTAGTGCCTTCGTTTTGACGGATTACATGGTCAATCAAATCAATTGTATCGTCTGGCAATGGATACGATACTTGACCTTGAACCAAAGGAATTTCACCCTGCTCAATAGTCCACAAGTTAATGCCACGGTTTGCCCATTCAATTGTCAGTAAGTTCATACTGCGACGAGCAGTGCGAAGCTGGTAACCAGTACGCATCTCGACGCCGCAACGTTCGTAGCATTCTTCCGCTATCTCGTTGAACGGCATGTTGAATATAGCTGTACCGCTTGTACTCATTTTTTACTCGCAGTTTTAGCTGAATTAAGAAAATTTTGATTTGATGGTGCACCTTTGCTTCCGGGTTTACGCATCTTTTCTTTTGAACCGTTAGCAATCCGTTCTTGTTTTTTGTGGATGTTGTCGTACAAACCAACTTTACCACCCTTACGGTAAAGCGTTACATCTTCAGGGTTATCCTTCCGATGTATCACTTTACCTTTAGGCATCTTGGATGGGATTACTGCCCCCATACCGCGAGAGGGCATCATTTTAACAACCCGATTTAGACATTTTGCCACCATTGCCAAACATCTTGGTTTTGGTGTGACCGCGTTCAGCAATGCCATCAGCACGGCGATGAGCCGATGCACCAACGGAACCACCGGCAGCAAACATCTTAGGTTCTTTGCCTTTAGTGTGACCCCTCTTTTGAAGCTTGGATTCACCAAACTTGGCATTTTTATTTGAGCCAGATTCAACGTCTTCGCTCATGGAGCGTGGACCCATCTTCTCAATAGAACCGCCTCGTTTCATACCGGGAGGCATACCACCAGCAGCATCCGTAGGGCCACCCATAGGAGGCTGCATAGGACGGCCCGGAGGGGCCATAGGACGGGCCATAGGACGGCCCGGAGCACCGCCGCGACCAGCAGCCGCAATCAATGCAGCAAGCTTAGGGTTCATGGCTCCACCACCAGCCATTTTTTTCATACCCATGCCGCCGTGGCTCATGCCCTTGGCTTCGCTTTCTTCTTCTTTGGCAAGCTTCCGAAGTTGCTTGGCTTGCATCATTTCATGCTGTTTATCGTTCTTCATGGCCCCACCTTGTTTAAATTTTTTGCCTTTATCGGCGTTTGAAAAATCCTCACCCACTGACTGAGGGACACCAACCTTCTTCGCAAACGCCTTATTATGGGCAATTGCTTCCATAAAACGATGTTGTTGTGGACTCTTACTTGGCATATAAGTCCTTCATAAAATCTAATTTGGTTTCTAACCTGTTAAATCTTTGGTCAATGTGTTCCAAGACTTTTTCAATTTCATGGTTAGTAACGTTGTCTCGGGCTATTTCTTCCCGAGTTTTGTTTATCAAGATGTTTAAACGAGATAATTCGTTAGCCTTCTCTTTTGCTACAAACCCAATAACTGCTATAAAAATAGTTAATCCAAAATTCCAAAACATCATCAATGAACTATTTTCCATTACGGTATCTTCAAACTAAGTTAGCATTTCCAAGCCCGAAGGCTTTTGTTAATGCGTGAGTTTGGGTCTTTGGCGGTTTTTGCACTGGTTAGCTTCTTCTTCATGCCTTCCATTCGGGCACAAAAAGAATCTTTGCGTGAACCACCTTCGGGTTGGGGAGCTTTTAAACCGGGCTTGCCGGGGTTGGCTGCGTTGTACGAAGCCCTACCCTTGGCGTTTAAACCGCCTTTTGGGTTTTTGCCTTCTTTACGAGTCCAAGCGGGACTAGCCATAAAACACCGTAGCGGCAATGTTTGTGGGAACACCAACATAGATGCCATTAGGAGCCAATATACCTTCGCCCGGAATGATGATATTGACCGGAACACTATTGGTAATATCAACTTCCATCAAAATGGTTGGATAGATGGTAACGTTTCCACTTGTCGTTAAGCTTGCTGTAGTTACGGTGAAAGTAGTCGCACCAGTAACGGTAACCGTATAAGGGGCTGTTGGACCAGAGCCGCTAGTAAAAACTAGCAATACTCTATTGCCGGTAGTAAGACCATGCCCTGTAGAAACAGTCACAGTACAAGTTGTACTGCCGGGAATGTTGTACGTACCGGTAATGCTAGAGTAATCAGCAAAAGCAATATTTGCAGGAGTTCCAGACGTTGTATTGGATACAACAGCACCTTTTAAACGAGTTCGGTTACTAAAAACCAACCCCGAAGTTCCCACCATAATGTGTTTTGATAGAACATCAGTTTGCATCATGATTAATCCCCCTAAAAGTTAAAGCAGGGAGTTTCCTCCCCGCTAAGAATTAATCGAAATTACCGTAGGGGTAAGTCGTTAAATTGCCAATGTTATTGTCAGGCTGGGTATAACGCAAAGTTACATTGAGCTTGCCGGTCAATGCTGTACGGGTATCTAGAGCCGTACCAACTAAAGCAATCGTCACTACCACTTGAGAAAGGTTTAATTGACCGTTGCTCTGGGTAATGTCCGTTGATGCCGCACCTTGATTAGCAATTTGCGTAGCGGTAAAGGTTGCAAGTGCTGTACGACCAACAGCCGGAGATGTGATAACTGCCGTATTAAAATACGTAGCAGTACCAGCAGCAGCGGTGTAGTCGTTAGACACGTAGAAGGTTTGCGATGTTAAGGAAGCCGAGCCGCCAGTAACTGCACAAACTACTCCCAAATCTAAAAACACATCGTCCAAATCTGCACCATAGGGCAGATAGAAAACGCAACCACGATAAACGTTGGTTGCACTATCGGCAGGGATGGTTTGTGCTACTGGCGGTGAAACGGTGGCAGATGGGCTGTAAACAACTGCGTTTAAATTTGGAATGTTGTTAGAAGTAACAAACTGACCCGAGGTTCCAGAATAAGTGGAAGTACCAGCGGTAGTGTTAGATAAATCTAAATCACAATTTTGTACAAGTTGTTGATAGCCAACGTTGCGTAATGGGCCAAAACGGGTATCTCCAGAGAGAACCGGACCTTCAAATGTACTGCGTCCCATGATAAATATCCTTATGCAAAAGTAACTATACCAATCGTTGCATCGTCTGCTGGGGCAGTGGCGGTATAGTTAATCCCCCAGATCAATAAAAACAGGTGGACGCTTTAAGCTGTCTTTTAATGGCTAGTTCTTCATTCTGCCATCCACCCTTACATCATATTACATTAGTACGAAGCGTACACGCCAAGCGGGTCCGAATAGCCAAAGCTATAACGTTCACGAGACTTGTAACGCACGTTGCCCGTATCGAAGTCGCCGTCCATGCTGTTTTGCAGCGGAGTACGAACGAACATCTTAAGGCCATTGGGCACATCAGTGGTCAAGAACCATGCATTGGTTGCGGTCAAGAAGTGGTTAATGGTGTAACCCTCCGGGATCGAACCGTTGTTCTCAATCGCATTAAGGTCGTTGTTGTTAGTGCCAACACGCAGTTTCGTTTCAAGCAAGCGAGTTGCAACGAATTGAAGTGCGGGAGGAACCACCAACTTACGAGGCTTGGCAGCAATCAGCAGACCACGTTCATCAGTCCATGCCGCGATTCCAATAACAGCGTTTTCCAACGCAGTTTCATTTAAATCGGCAGGGGTAGAGGGAGTGTTACCGTTAACGCCACCATTGACCAGCGGGTGCGAAGTCGAGAACAACGAAACACCATCGCCGCCAACAAACTGGGACGAAAAGCCGTTGTTAAGGATAGCAGCAGCCTTAACTTGTTTGGTGTACGCCATAGCACGAGCCAGACCCTTGGTGTACCGAGCGGAGAGGCTATCGTAGAGGTTATCTTCGATTGCTTCTTCGGTCAGAGAAAAGCCAAGGGCAATGGTTTCGTGCGAGTAACGAGCAGTCCATGCTTCCTGTGCGTTATCGTACTGAATGGCATTGCCTTCGCTTTTCACCGGAGCGGCAGAGAAACCCGACAGCTTGGTTTCTTCTTCAAACGAACGCTCTGAAGTTTCAATTTCATAAATTTCTTTATGTTCTTCACCGTAACGAGCGTACTCCAGACCAAACAATGCGTTCAAGCCGGGGAGTAATTCTTTTAGTAACTGGGCACGAGAAATAGCCATTTGATATTACTCCTTAAGCTGCGCCGGTGGCCGAATAATAGCCATGCAACGCTTGGTTGAACTTAACTAATACTTCCGGGTACTGAGTAAACACAAGCGTTGCACTAGATGCAATTGCAGGGCTTGGTGCTTGGTTCAGAATGATAGACGTAGAACCAGCAGCAACTGAAGTGCCGTCGCCAGCACCAATCACAAACGAACCAGAGCTAATGTACTGACCGGAAGAACTCAACGAACCAACTTCAGTGCCAACCGGCAGAGCATTAGGAATGCCAGCGGTAGTCACAAGAGTCGTAGTGCCCGAAGAATAAGTTGCAGTACCAAGAGCAACTGCAGTATCACGCACCAGATCAACAATGCGGAAAGGCAGGGTCGTGGTAACGGGCGTAGCGTAAGGCGACAGAATACCGTTGCTTGAATTACCGGTATTAAGGTTACCTGCTAAGTTGGAACCCGATACGTTTTGACCAATCATGGCAGTAGCAGCCGAGCCAATGATAACGCCGCCTTGCGTGCTGACCATTGCTACCTTAAAAACGGTATCAGGATCATCAGTAACAATAGCAAACGCATCGCCAGCGGCAGTGCTGGCAGGCCAGTATTGTGCATAGGTAGGTTGCTTAGTTGACGGATTGGTATAAGAAGTGCCTAAGAAAACACCAGTGGTTTGGTTAAGAGTAGTGCCCGTAGTAACGGCAGCACGAGTAATGCCGCCACGAGCCAAGAGAACGGTATCGCCGTAAAAAATATTAGTGGCATAAGCGTATGCAATCGGCAACTTGCGAGTTGACCCTGCAAAATCTTGACCGCCAATAAGATTAATCGGCTTTAGCCCGTAGGGGGCAGATACGATAGGATAAGCCATTTAAATCTCCATAAAATTAAGTTCCTTTTCCAAAGCTAACCGAAGACTTTCTCTCATTAAAGAGAGGCATTCTGGCATCGCTTTGACGCATAAGGCTGTTGTTCACGGCTTCTTCATTCTGGCGAGTCAGGTTCTGATAATAAGCCTGTTGCTGCATCACCAAATCTGTAGGAGTCTTGCATAACAACAACCCGCCAACCTCAATGTTGTCGGAAAACCGACTATCGGGGTCAACTAGCAGTTTAAATTTCGGTTGTTCTTCAAGCTTTACTGGTTCCCAACCTTCCCTGAAACGCGAGGAAATGTTGCGAGGATCAGATTTGCTCATCAGAGAAACTCGAATCCATCTGTATGACATACCCGGTTCTTTATCCGGTTCCGGAAGAAGCTCAGGAGGGGTCCACTGCTTGGGACGTTCCGTTACTTCACGAGTAGTCAAATCACGAGGTGTTCTGTTTTCGGTCATTTTATGACTCCAATTTAAGTACGGCTTGAGCATATTGCTCAGGCGTTAAGCCAAGTTTTTTCGCAAGAGATACCTGTGAGGTACTTAAACGAATCTTTTTTGGCGATGTGCTACGGGTAGCTGGAGCCACAACCGTGCTTGACCTAGATGTAGGACGTTCGTCCTTGTCTTCATTCTCGAATTTCTCCGGGAACCTGTGTCGCATCGTGTCATCAATGCGTTTGTAATATTCTTCAGAGGCAATAACTACCCCTTCTTCCTTCATTTCTTCATGCAAGGCCAGAGCCATGCCTGTCATAAGCTTGTTTTTACCAAACCAATCATTGTTCTTCTGCCATCTTACCGCAGTTGGATCAACAGGAGGCGGTTTAAACGCTTGCGTTGGTTGAATTGAAGCATAAGCTTGTTCTCCTTGCAAGGGAACTGGCTTAAAATTTTTGACTTTATCGTTTTTTACCGATAAATCAGTCATTTTCTGCTGGGCTTCAATGATTTTGTCAGTATCTCCAGCCTCATAAGCCTTGCGATACTCATCCTTAGCTTTTTCAATCTCCATATCCAAAGAACGGGAGATAGTCTTTAAGGAATCATTTTGGTTTTCATGCAAACTCTGTTTAAGTCGTTTGTTTTCCTCAACCAAATGGTTGGCTAAGTTAATAGCCTCGTGGTTTTCTCGGTAAACACGTTCTTTTTCACGGCGTTCGTCATGAGCAAGACGCTTCATTTGCAGAAGCTTCTTCTTAACCTTGGTCGAGTAGTCCGTCAGTTCATCGCTGTACAGGTCTTCCTTGACGTTATCCGGCAAAGGCTCTTTGTTCTTGTCCTGTTCGGGGGAATCATCTTCAATTTCAACCAAAATTTGATCGTCTTGGTCATTTTCCGAATTGGAAATTTCATCCGGAAATTGGAATCCGGGTTTGTGTAATTCAGCCATCTGTACGCTCCTTATTTGCGTTTAATGCCGCGTGGGTCTTCTATAGTACCCTCCACAGAGTCATCGTTAATCATCCGAAACTCTTTGCCGTGGATAATCAAACGAGAGCCAGCGGTTGGTCGCACCAAGATGAAGTCACCTACATTGCACCATGCACCTGTTGGGAACTTTGCCGGGTCTTTATAGCAATCCGGCCCAATAGCCACAACAAACAGAACCGTGGTGAGCATTTCTTCAAATTGAAGCGTTGAGTCTGCTTTGATAATGCCACTTTCAAACTCCTTTTCCTTTTCCGGGATTGCACAAAGAATGTGGTATCCGGACGGTTTGGGAAGCTGGGTAGCCTTTTCTTCAACAGTTTTGCTAATGGTTCCAATAATTACAGGATTGTCTGGATTGGTCGCCAGTAGAATTTCACTCATCATCGTGATCCCTTACTCGTTGTTGTAGGTCTTTAATGTTTAAACGAGCAGTAAGTAGACCTTTCACCTCACCGCACATTGCTTTGTATTCAACAAAGTCTTTGGCTGAACCATTTCCAAGTGCTTCTTGGATTTGGTTAATTTTGTTGTCTAGTTGATTAACCAGAGCATCTAAATACTTAACTATCATTCTTTATGCCTCATCTCGGCTTCTTTAATTGCCGTTTGAACGCCCAGTCTTAACCGTTCTGTTTCCATATTGCTTTGGTTATTTGACTGGTCCCTGTGCATTTGAGCAGCAATACGCATCTCCTCAGTCTGGGATTGGGACTGGATTCTGTCTCGTTCGACTTGAATCTGAGCCATCTTCGCCTGAATATCAGCTTGGTCTTTCTGCGTTTTGGCTTGCAGTGCTTGCTGTTTGAGTTCCAATTCCTTCTGTTGCAATTGAAGAAGCGGGTCTTGGGTTTGTTGTTGAACTTTTTCCTGAGCAGCTTTTTGTTCGTTCAGTTGTTTAAGTTGAACGGCAGCTTGTGCAATCAAACGAGACAACTGAACTTCAACTTCAGGCGGCAGCTTCTCTCCCGGCAACGGCATTGCTACACCCATCTGCTGTTCTATTTGCGTCCGGTACTGGAATCCCAAATGTTCCGCAATGTGAGCTTGCATAGCCGCAATAATTTGATTGGCTTGCGGGTTTTGACCAATGGTCTTTTGAACGTTTGGGTCACCCAAGAAAGACTGGTGGGCCGCAATGTGAGCATCTTGATCTTGATCTATAAACGCCTTTAAAGGTTTTCCTTTAAGAGCATCAATGTTTTCAGAGACTGAATCAAACGGAACTTGGTCATCCACCAAAGGAATCAATTTAGCCGCATTCTTGATTCCCAGCGTATCAATCATCTGGCGGTGCAAGTAAGCAAGGTCGTAGAGTTGCGGAGCTTGCTGGGCCAACTGCATGACAGCTTGCCACTGCACAACCTTTTGCGACATGGTTGCGGAGTTTGGATCAGATACGGGAATGGTATCTACGTTGTCGTAATCAGACTTCTTGGCTTTACGATCACCATCCTCTGGCTCGTAGTCGTAATCTTCCGGGGTGTAATCCGCAATGATTGTCTTAAGGAGCCGCAATTCTTGTTTGAGCGAGTAATGAATACGGGCTTGCACCGCAGTCATCACCTTCATGGTGCGTTCAAGGATTGCCAGCGTTGTGCCAACAGGAGCGTTGGCTGACATATCTGCCGTGGTCAAATCAGCAGTATTGGCAAACCTTCGACCATCCTCAACAATCTGATTAAGCAATTGCATCAAGACAGCACTGGGTTCCTTGTAAGGAAGCAGCATCAAGTTGTCTTTGATTGCACCAGACGGTACATCCACATCTCTAAACTCTGCCGGAGCGATTGGGGTGTCATCGCCCTTAACTCGCATTCCTCGGGTCTTAAAGCCGCCCGGAAGGTTGGCAAGCGTACCTGCATCCACCAGTTGCCGGATGATTGAAGTACCAGACTTAGCAAACGCACCAATAAGATGGATCAAACCAAAGTAATAAAAGCCAAATCCCGGAACGTATCCGTAGTGTACAAAGTGCTGCCGCTTCTGATGGGTCTTATCGCCTTCATTCCAGTTTCTGCGAATAGACAGAACCCTGTTGCTTCCATGCTCCAAGGTAACCAGATACGGCAGGGCAATACCCGTAGGGCCATTCTTGTCCTCATGCTCAAAACCAACAAGGTCTAGGTCAACTTGCATTTCCAAAAGTTTGTAACGAAAGTCGCTGGTAGCCCGAAAGCCCATCTTTTCAGCAATCTTCTTCTCAACTTCATCAAGCGTGTTGTTGGGTTCGCCTAAGTCAATATCCTTGTAGAAACCCATGACCTGCAACCGACGCAGTTCATTTTCAGTCTTCCGCATAACGTGAGTTACACGAGGAGAGGTTTCAATATTAGATGCCCCATAAGGCACTACAACGTCCTCTGCTGGGCAGAATATCGCAGCGGGTCGCTCAGTATGGGGATCGTAATAAATCTTCTTGAAGGCGTTCCCTGACAGTCCCAGACCCCAAATCATGCGTTCGGTTTCGGGACGGTATTCAGTCATAACGTCCGTCAACATGTAATTCATGTCGTTTTGGACACGCCTTGCAGATTCCCTTTTTTCGGCAGTTTCCTTACCAATGATCTCGGTTCTTACCGGACCACTGGATGGGAAAATCTCCATGATGGTTTCTGCTTGGAACTTAACCAAAGACTCTGATAGCAGCGGGTGGTATACACCGCAAGCACCGGGCCACGGATCGGTTCTTTCTTCAATCTTCAAACCCAGCAACTCAAGCCCGTCTACATAGGCCCGAATCCAATCCCGCCTTGATGCAATGTCATCCTCATAATCACCAATGAGGTCTCCAACAATGGACGCTAAAGTGGAATCATCAATGTCTTCTGCAAGGTTTGCATCAAAGTCATTTGGACCTTCATCGCCCTTTTCCATACTGATTTCAAGACCATCCATACTAATACTTACGGATTCCGGGTCTTCAATTTCAATTTCAATAGCGGGTTCATCCGTCAAAGCTTGTATACCTTGTGGTGCTTGGTATAGGGATTTTTCCATTGACATATTATTTCCTAGTAATAAGCTGTTTTGCGTTTGAAGTATTGTTCTTCATCCGGCATGTCGGTATCTAAACGGATAAACCCGCCTTGACGGAACCGGATCAAAGCTTGACTGGTTGAGTCAACTAAGTCATCGTGGTCGCCGTTTGGAAAGGACGCAAGTTCTTCCACGAGTTCTTCGGCCCATCTTGTCCCCGGACACCATACAAACCCTGACGCAAACAAATCAGAGATGGCGTTTACACGAGCTATCTTATCATTTCCTTTACTCGGGGTGAATTCCGATAAAGGGATACCCATCGCCCTTAATTCATAGATAAGAGGTGCTCCTGCCGCCTTCTTTTCAATAATCAACGAGTCTGGGTTCCATTCCTTATACATCTGTAAGGCTTTGGCTTTTAATGCCGGGAACTCCATACGGGCTTTTACCGCGTCTAATAAGATAATGTTTGCAGCTTCCTTGCCCTGTTCATTGGTTTTGTAGAAGACACCCCATGTGGTGCAAGCTGAATAGTCAGCCCTTGTGGATTTCTCAAAGGCGGTATCCCAAGACTGGATGATGTATTCGCAGACCGGAGGCTTTTCTTCCTCCCATAGCTGCCACATATCCCGTTTAATGATTGCCCCCTCCTCGGAGGTTGGGTTCTGCTGGTACTGGGCTTCCCACTTGGATACGGGGAGTTCTGCCTTGATTGCTTCAAGTTCCTGCTGGGACCAGAACTCAGGCCACAAAGGTTTGCCGGAAGGATACAAGGCCGGGAACTCAATGACCTCCCACTCCGAGCTTCCATCGCGTTTAAACGATGAATCTATGATTTGACCTGTTAAGTCTTTCTTGGACCACCGGGTCATGACAATGATAATGGCCCCGCCCGGTTGCAGACGCTGACGGGGACCGGAGTTGTACCATTCAAATACGCGGTCGTAGACCGCAGGACTTCCTAGCATGGCTTCCTGCTCTGAATGCGGATCGTCAATAACAAGAACGTCTGCACCCTTACCAGTTACCGCACCGCCCACACCAATAGCAAAGTAGTCCCCTCCGGCGTTAGTATTCCATCTACCTGCGGCTTTGGAGTCGGTTGATAGCTTAGTAGGAAAAATCGCTTGATAGTCAGCCGTATTAACAAGGTTTCTAACCTTACGACCGAAACCCACCGCCAGTTCAGCGGTGTGGGCTGTCTGGATAATTTTACGGTCTGGGTACTTTCCGAGATACCACGCCGGGAACAGAAAAGATGCAAATTCAGACTTGGTGTGTCGGGGTGGCATGTTAATGATAAGTCGCTTAAGAGTACCTTCCGCAACTCTTTCAAATGCATTTGCCATGATTGCGTGGTGTTCACCCGCGATAAAAGCGGTCCACATAGATTGTACAAATGGTAAGAAGTTCTCTTTGCAACGCTCATTCTGATCTGCTTTTAAGACTTGATGAATCTTCTGAATATTAGAATGCCCTTTAGGGAGAGTCTTGAGCATCTCCCCGTAGTTCCTGATTTCAGTCTTGGTCAGTAAAGGCATTTCACAACTTCACCATGTCTTTTACGGAGCTATCAACGACCTTTAGCGAACGTATCGCATGAGGTTTCACGTGGATCATTCCCGTCTTGGACAGTTCATGCACAATTCTGTGGATATTGGATTTACTCTTTAACCCCAATCCCTGTGCAATGTTCATATAAGAAGGAGCAAAGTTCTTCATGAGGATATACGCCTGTATAAACTCTAATACCTGCCGTTGTCTCTCAGTCATAATTAATCCTTGATCGACTTTAATGGTTCATCTTTGAACAAAAGTTCCTGCCTAGACAGGAACCATCCAGAAGTAAAAGCTTCTTTGTGTTCTGGCTTACCGCCTTCACTAATGTATCTTTCCCACGCTTGTGTAAATGTCACTTCTCTCTCCTTGGTATCCGGAGCCGGAGTCGAACCGGCACGTTCGTTATAAACGGCAGATTTTAAGTCTGCTGTGTCTACCTGTTTCACCACCCGGACAAAATTATATATACCCCCCGTAGGAACAAACAGGAAACGTTCTGATGCATTCTCTATGTTCTTGTTTAAATGGTCAAGTGGAAAAAAGAAAAGGGGGTAGGGAACGTTCGTATTGCATAGGAAAATGGGAATGGGATGAGTGAATTAGAGCGTATAGCGTGACGATGCGTACGCCCATAACGCGGGGGTGGGGACCGGTGGGTATCGCATCCTTGCCCCGTTTAAACCCCCTGCTGCCTCGCATGACGCGCAGCGTGATCCGACCCAGCAAGACGTCGATAGCGTCCATCCTTGCTGCGATGACTGGATTGATGTACACGCATATGCGAGCACGAACGCGCATCGCGTGTCATCACATAGCAAGATCAGTGCACCGCCTTCTTGACCGATAGGAACCTGTCAACGTGAGCGTCGAGTTCCCTTTTTAGTTGCTCCGCATCCACGGTCTCGACCTTCGCTTCGGTCTTGTCAGTGAACATTCCGATTGCTCTGCCCATCATCTCAAGTGCCTTGAGCCTGTCACCCATACGATTCTTTTCATTGTCAGCATGATCCAGCAAGTCCTTCATTACCTTGCGTCGAGTAGCAACTGCATCGTCGATGATGTTCTGCTCTACCGTCTCCCAGACAGACTCCATTAGTACACTGATTCGCGGGTCTTTCATCAACTTATTGCTCTCTGTCACTACGCTGGCATCGCTCATTCTCCCAGTGTCGTATGCTTTGTTGTACGCTTCACGGCCTGACATGCCCTGTGCTACACAGCTTGCAAAGCATCGCATCTTTGCTGTCATACGTGGTCCTTGTGATTTCACTCCGAATTCATTGCCATCCTTCTTACGCTTCACTGGTACAGATTCAACCGCTGACCGTATCGCTTCGCTAATTCCCTCGCTTGTAGCGTTCTTGCTATTGCGTTCGCTGCCCTTGGTGATCGTACTGCCATCATTCTTGCCATCATCCCTTGTGCTGTCCATAACCATCCCTTTCGTTCGTTTGCTGTTTACCCTATGACGCGAACATAGCATCCTCACCGTTTAAACTCAACCGCACGTAATCCGTTCGTGGTTCGTTCGCACTGCGACTCAGGTTGTCCGTACAACCGACCAGCAACATCCAGACAATTGGGCGTGTAAACGCTCAATGATGAGCCTGTGATGAGCCTGTTGTTTAAACATTGCTGTTCTCATAGTGTAGTTGCACGAACGTTTACACGGTGCTATCATGTCTATTTTTCTTTCGATCACCGGCAGCACCCACACCACCTATGGAGCCACACCATGAATAACGCAACCCAGCACTCCACCGCCGCAGTAGAGGCCATCAAGTCCGGCGAGTACGTCCGAAAAATCCGCAGGGACGGCAGCACCACCGCCGCCACGTGGGTCCGTGGCGAGTACG